CTCTTGGCCTTTTAGGTTAAGTTCAGCCATGCCAAGCTGGCCTTCCATCTGTGTCCGCTGCTGCTCGATTTGGGCCTGCATCTGGGCCGTCTGCGACTTGAGTTGTTCCACCTGCATTGCGCTTTCGTCAGGCGGTGGCGGTCCTTGCGGCTGAACAGGCGGTGCGGCCTCTGCCTGCTCAAACACCTTGTCAATCACGTCTTCCATCGACCGGCTGACATTGAACGTGCGAGCGCCCTGCTTCAGCACCTCGGCAAACAGCGGAGCCGTGTAGGGCGCAGACGGAACAATGCTCGCCGCCGCTGACATCAGGCCCACGATGGCACTGGTGAACTCGGTAAACGCCATCTTGGCCGCGTTCTCATCCGGCTGAACCGTCGAATCAGTCTCAACGTCAATGCGGAACGAACGCAGCGCGTCATCACGGAGAAGGGCTTGCACCTCTTCCCATGTCGGCTGCGCCATCAGTTCCAGCATCGCCGGGTCAGGAGCCAAGCCGGGCGGAATAGGCATTCCAGACTGTTGCGCTTGCTGAATCAGCGGCATGATTTTTTCAATCTGCTGCTTTTCCGCCGCCGTTAGAAGCTTGACGTTTGTCATGGCCTTCAGCGTATCAATGCTGAAATGCTCCGCAATGATTTCCGCCTTGAGCCGGATGGCGTCACGGCAGAACCGCTGCAAATCGCGTTGGCGGTCACGGACACGCAGCGAACCCCACTGGCCCTTCATCCGTTGAGCCGTCGCCGTCTCGTTAGGATTGCTCTCGCCCCGAATGATGTCCGACAGGCCGGTGATTTGGTAAATGTCGTTCAGGACTTGCGAGCGGGCCTCATAGCAGCCCTTCAGCACCTGAATGACCATATCGACCGGCACCCACTCGATAAGGCCGCGAACGCCGCCCTTCTCTTTCCACAGGTCAAACGTGTCGATTGGGATTAGCTTGTTCTCGTTGCCCGGCGAGAACACCAGTTGCAGTTCGCGGTTAGCTTCACCGGCATACACACCGACCATCCGCAGCGCATCTTGCAGCTTGCCAATACGGGCTGTTAGTTCGTCCAGTTCGTCGGCTTGGTCCTGATACTGGACGTAATCGGCAACCGGAATCGTGCTGTCATTGGCCGTCGTGGCATTAAGCGGAGGCGGGCAGGGGAAGAAGTTAGTCAGCCCCAGCGGGTCTTCACGCTTATCCAGCACCCCGCCCGTGTAGCCCTTACAGACCCAATAGGCCATCTTCGAGGGCTTATCCCAAATCTCATAGACTTCGCCCGTTTGGCTGGATTGCTTCTGGGCATCCGAGGCCGTGTCCGTGCCGGTCGAGGTCGTCGTAATCGGAACGTTCTTGGCCATTGCAGCGCCAAAACGCTCAGTCAGTTCGGCTTTCGTCATATAGACACGCCGTCCGACCCAGCGGACCTCAGCCCATTCCCGCGCCGGGTTAGTCAGCCAGTCTTTCCATGAAACGTGGTCGCACTGGACTTCTTCGTAAACTACTTCCTCAGCGGCTTCCGGCGTCTCGACCTCGCCCACCTCGGTGTCGTCATCGTCCTGAACGCCTTCGCCTAGTTCGTAATCCTGTTCCGCGTTGACCTCGCGCATATGCGGGATGTAGCGCACCCACACTTGGCCTCGACCTGGCAACAGATAGTCCAGAACGCAAAGCTTCACGCGTCCGTCAAAATCATACTGGTCGAGGCTGAAGCCTAGCGCACGTTCCAGAACTTCAGAGGCCACCTTGCCAACCGGGTCTTCGTCACGATAGCGCCGGTCAACCATCGGCACCGGCTGCTTGGCATAGATGGCAGGCTGAAGGGTCGAGACGTTTGACCACAAGATAGCAAAGCGCCGACGCTCATAGCCTACAGACGGACGGCCACCACCACGGGCGCGGTTCTCGTTCTTGTAGCGCCTAACGATGATGTCGCCAGCCTTCCACCACGGCTGCAACTCGCGCTCAGACAGATTGATTTCCTCAATCCATTTGGTAACGAGGTCAATGCCGTCTTGATTTTCAGGTTCGTCGGGAAGCATAGCCCCTCGCAAGCGTTCAGGGGAACATATCGTGCGCGGGTCCGCTTGTCGATAGAACGATCATGCGCGTTCGTAACCCGTATGCACCGGCTGGTTAGCTAACAGGTCATCCCATGTCATATCACGGATGCCCTTGATTGGCGCGTCTGCCGCTTTGGTTTCCGGCTTAATCTCACGATAGGCCATTGCAAGGTATCGGAACGCATCCGCAGCGTGGCTGGTCCAATCGTGCTTAGGCCCATCACGGAACACGCGGGCCTTGTCGTCATAGTCCGCTCGATACTGGCGCAAACACTCCAGCCCAGCCTTGCACTTTTCACGGTCAAACCAGATGCGCGGGAACAGAACGCGACCCGCGTTAATGCCGTCCAGCACCTTGTGATTAGGCACCAGCTTCGGCTTGAGCTTGAGCGTCAGCATCGTCTCAATCCTGGTGCGCCCCGTGCCTAGTTCCCTGACCCTCGCGTCATGCGGCACCCAATCGGCCTCATACTTGTAGGGCTTGGCTTGCAACACCTTGGCGTAATGCTCGATGCTCTCCCCGCTGGCCTCATAGAAGTCGATGACCCTGATTTCCGACCCGTGAGCCTGCCAGAACCAGATGGCCGTGCTGTCACCGATGCCCAAATCCCACGTCGTATAGACCGGCAGCGCAGGGTCATATGGCACGTCTGTAATCCGTCCAGCCCGCTCGCTCTCAGCCATGTCCTTGCCGTAGTAGGCGCCAATGATTGCCGCCTCGAACGAGCATTCGAACTCTTGTTCATACTGCTCCGGCGTCATTTCCCTAGCAGCAGCGGTCAGTTCGCTTTGCGGCAAGATGCCTGTCTCAGACGCTGGCAGGAAGAACGGGAACCAATCTGGGTCCGTCTTGGCCCGCTCAAACAGGTCAAAGAACGCATTGCGTCCCTTTGGTGTTCCGATAAACGTAGCTGTGCCTTGGCGGTCAGCCAACATCGGGCGGATGATTGAGCCGAAGATGCCGGGATACATATCGGCGTATTCGTCCAGCGTGGCATCGTCCAGGTAGCCACCACGCAGGGCATCCGGGTTGTCAGCGCCGTAAATCTTGATGCGCTTGCCGCCTATCAGTTCCACATACAGTTCTGATTCGTTTGGCGGCTTGGCCCAGATCGGCTGGCTGTATCGTTTCAGATACTCCCATGCCACGTCCTTGGCTTGTTTAAGGTAGGGCGCAAGATAGGCCGCTCGATAGTGGGGCTTATCGGACATCACCGCGTTGCGGATCATGTCATTGATGCAAGCGACCGTCTTACCGCAGCGACGGTGCGCCACCCCGATGGCAAAGCGTTGTGTCCGGTTATGGAACGGCAGAAACACCCGGCGAGGAGCGTAGGGGATTACTCTGGTTTCAGCCATGTGACCGTGAGAGCGCCGCCATCAGGGCCAGAGACTTCCTGTTGCAGCTTGTCGCCGTAAGCCTTGGCGTTCCACTTGCCAATCAAGCGCAGCCGCGTGTCAATCATCAGCTTGGCGCGTTGCGTGTCGATGGTGTCATCATCGGCAATCCGCAGCGTGTCATCTGCCAGAAAGTGAGTGCCATTCTGTTTCGCGCGGGCGGAAAGCTCACGAAACTCAGCGTTTTCGTTCTCCCATCGCCAGATGGTGTTGTAGCTTGGCATATGGTCGTCATCGCAGATGCGAGCCATTGGCTCACCCTTGCCGAGACGACGGCAAATCTCCTCTGCCAGCTTGTCGCTGTATTTGGAGGGGCGACCGCCTGCCATGTCATCCTCAATCTGGTTTGCATCTAGGCTTAAGCCGTAGCGGGGCCGTAGAGCGGGATGAATAATGCCTTAGCCTGGCTGAACGGTCAAGCCGTGCTGCAATGCCATGCGGATAGCTACAGCAGCTGGGCCGCTAGGGCCTAGCTTGGCGTAGTTCTGTGCGGTCTTTGGGCTGACCATAAGCCAACGGCCCGCAGCCTGCTGCGACAGGCCGAGGGTTGCGAGAGCGGCGCGATAATCAGCGGAAGTCAAACGAAACCCTCATCAATGCCGTCGATTGAAAACATCACGATAGCGGTTTCGCCTTTCGGGTTCTTGCGGACCTCGTAAGCCTCGCCCTCAATCAGCGCGTGGCTGTTCGCGGCGATAAAGGCTTCCGCCTTGGCGACGCTGGCGAAAATGGTGTGACCCTGGTTGCGAATGTCCATTATGCGTCCCATCCGGCGTTAAGGCCCATGTGCGGGGTAAACGTGTATTGTTTGCCGTTCAGCGGGTTCCAAAGACGGTAATCTGCACCAACCTTCGCAACCACCTCCAAAGTCAAAAAACCGACCCTAACGGTTTCACCGTCTGACCAATCTTGTTTACGCTTTGGCGTTGCATATCCGTTGTAAAGGCCGCCGCCTGCAAGGCGTGAAGCGCGATACCCAACAAATCCGGCCATCTGTCTGGTTCCGTTCCGGCTAGTGCTTGATTGCCCTGCGCCGATGAACCCTTGTCCCACATGGGCAGATGTTACGCAATACCCCTTGAGCGTTTTTTGCGTATTTTCTTATTCCGCCATCCATTCGCCAGACAGCGCCTTGAAATCAGGCCGCTCCGTAAACGGTTCCCGCCACATGGCAGGCTCAACCCACAGAACGCGATTGTTCGGTAACGCGCCTATCGTGCCGTCATCCATTTCCATGACGTGCAGGTGCTTGTGTTGCTCGCTCATGTCAGCCAGCGAGGAGCCGGTGAAGTCGATTGAAAACCGATACCGGGCACCGCGCCGGTCTGGCAGAATCTGCGCCTTCATGCGGCGATTGAACTCAAACGCGTGAACGCCAAACTCGCTTGAGAAACAGTCCCACGGCTGGACATAGGTGTAATCCACCGCCTCATTCGGAGCGCGGGGCCTGTCGGGTATCTTCCAGCAGAAAGCCTCAATGGGAGCGAGGAACCCAGCCCCGGCGCCATATTCGGTCAGGACGCATTGGAACTCTAGCGACTTGCCTTGAACCACACGGAGGCCGTGGATGACGCACGGCAGATACTGCCCGTGTCCGTCCTCTAGGTCGCGCGTGTATTCCTTGCGGATGTAGCCGTGGAAGAAGCGGTCAAATGATCCGATTATGAACATGATTTTTCCACGCGCTCGATACGTTCAAGTTCGTCTAATACGTCAGCCGCTATCTCCTTAGCTGTGCGGTGCGCTGTCTGGGCTTGGCGGGATGTTGTGCCGGGTAGCCTGCGGAATATCACCGCCGCCAACCTGTCTGCTTTTTCAAATCGGGTCACTCTGGCTGGTCACTCCATTTTATGCCGTTTCGATTGCCCCACTCGTAAACAATGGAAAGCAGCCCTGAAAACTCTTCTTTGCTTAGTGACGCTGTGGATTTTCCCACATTGATGAACCCCGTGCCGTCGAGGTTAGGTAGCATCCGGATTTCACGGTCCAAGGCGTCCAGAAACAGCAGTTTCCATTCCCAGTCCTGTAGCTTGAGGCCATGATAATCCTTCTGTCTGGCAATGTCGCCAATGGCAGCGTGGAGGGCGTCGTTTTGCGGGATCGTTCGTCCTGGTCCATGAAAGACTACCTTTGAACCTATGGTGACGCCCTGCGCCCACTTGCTGGCCTTGTCTCGGTCAGCTTGTGAACGCAGGGTTACAACGGCACGGTCAGACACGGCCTAAAACGGGATGTCGTCGTCAAAGCGGGCGCCGCGTTGCGGTGGGGCTTCTCGCGCTGGGCCAGCGTCGCGCTGTTGCGGGAACTTAACGAACCCTGCCAGCATCGTCCCGCTGTCGCCTTTGGCCCAGAACGCGACTTCCAGCTTGTCGCCGGGCTTTGCGCCTTCAGGGACAATCAGGTTACCGCGCCAATCTGGCGCTTTATCGTTACGCTTTTTGCGCTCTTTGAAGACGGCAATGTCTCCCGGCTTTTGCTCATACGCCATTACATTGCTCCCAGTTCACGACCGCGCCGGTCAAATGCCTCGCGGACTTCAATGCGCCAGCCTTTTGGCATGGTGCGGATGGTGTCGCCGTTTTCGTCTGCCCAGCCACGCAGCGCGGCAAGGGTCGGAATAGTCTCAAGGTCGCCAAGCCACTGGTTCACCTTTTCGCCCAGCCCCTCGGCTTTGGCCTTAGCCGCGCTCATTCCAGCGCCTTCGGTTTTATACCAGTCCGGGCCTTCAGGGTGAACGCTTACGTTCGGGTTCTTAGGCTCGCCGGGCTTGGTTGAACGGAGCATAGACGCCTCGCCGTCGTCATCCACCGCTGGAATGCAAAGCATAGCCATCAGGGAATACCGGCGAGCGTATGTAATTGCCGAACCTGCGGCTTGCGGGTCCATCTTGCCAGCGAAAAGGGAAAAGTCCGTCTCAATCCATTCGCCGCTTTCGTGAATGAGGCGCGTGGTCAGGGTGATGCAGTTCCCATCCATCGGACCGGGGCCTTGCATGACGGCTAGTCCGTTAGCGGACAGGGCATCGTGGGCAGCCTCAATGACGCTTTCGAGGTTGGCATACTTGGACTTAAAGAACGGGTTGTCAGCGCCCTTTTTCACGCCCTCGATTGCGTTGATAGCCTTGACCAGCGCGGGGCTGATTTTGATTAGTGTGTCGCTGTTTCGCATTTGGCTTCCTCCATTGCCTTTGCCTTGTCGTATTCTGCCAGTGCCCTACGACAATCGCGGACGTATCGGGCCGCGTCTGGGCCGGGGCGAGTTTCAAACATCCGGGCCGTCATCAGGACATTAAAGCGGCTGGCCGGTTCGTAAATGCCGCCGTAGTTCATTTCTAACCGGCCTTCATGAAACCGGGCGAGGGGCCTGTCAGTCATCGGCTTGGCCTAGCGAGTGTTTGTAATACGCGGCTGTTAGTCGGGTGACTGCGCTTCTCAGGCGTTCAATCTGGGCTTCATCCAGATCGGTAAGCCTCTCAACGTCACCGATTGCGACGGTAAGGGTTGAAAGGCACGGCTCGAACTTGCCGGAGTGGCGGATGGTGCGGAAAGCGTCGATAACGTCAGTCATCATGCGGCTCCCGTAATGTCAGCGGCCATCGCCAGAGCCTTCGCAGCCTTGTCAGCGGCTTCCTCCGCGCATTCTTTGACGCGGTAATAGGCGGCGCGGGCGACTACGGATTGCTGATGCTCGTGATACCTGTCCAGTTCGCCTTCAATGTAAGTTTCCCAATCGCCCGCGTCGTGCTCGTAATCGTTTTCGGGGTTGAGCTTGTATGCTTCCTCACCGATTGCGAGGCCCTCTTCGCGGAGTTCGTCAGCGTTGGCCCAATCTCTGTCGTTCTCGCGGGCGTAGTCGCGATGAGCCTCCCACATATCGTCGTCCAGCTTGCAGAGTTCTTTTGACATCTTCATCACATCGCTCCCATGCGGCGGGCCGTCGAGCGAACCTCAAACCGTTCGCCCGTAATAGCTTTTGCCACGTCGCGGCGATGGTCCCAGCATCCAAAACGGACCTCGCTTGCAAATGCGTGTTCGCCTTCCGCCTCAGCCAGCGAAGCAATCCATTCGCGGCCTTCGACAATCTTTTTTTGTTCGTCAGTCATGTCGTCTCTCCCTTGTTGCCACCATAAAACACGGCACCGGGGAGGGCGTCAAGCGATAATCGACGCATTTTTGCGATTGCATCCCTGATAGCGGTATGCCTATGATGCGGCATGACCGATATTCTTTTGGACTACCTCAACGCCAGCGAGCGGGATTTACTCGCTCAAAGCCAAGCCGCCCGGCTCAAAAGCAAGGCGGACGCCACCTATTACGGGGCCGTCATCAAACAAATCATGGACCGTGCGAGAGCGCGGCGCAAAGCCAAGGGAGAATGATTGTGCTTGCTTTCATCCGACGCCTGTTCAGCCGCTACGGCTTCCATCGCCAGCCCGCACCGCAAAAGCGGGACGACTGGCAAGCTCACCCCTTTTATACAAGCGCGGGAGATAAAGCCCGACGCCTTGCCGAGATTGCTCGCCAGCGTAACGCACTGAAAGACGAATTGGCGAAGGCTATCAAAGCCAAAAAGGCCCGCGCTCCGATTTATGCGGCTCTTCGCGCTCTCTCGATTGAAGAGCTTAAAGTCGAGGGGCGGCGGTGAAGGCTCCCAAATATCGCAACATCAAAACCATCGTTGACGGAATCACCTTTGACAGCATTAAGGAAAGCCGACGCTATGGCGAACTGAAGCTGCTGGAACGGTCTGGGCGCATTACTAGGCTTCAGGTTCAGCCGTCGTTCCGCATCGTCGTGAATAATTGCCTGATCTGCACCTATAAGGCCGACTTTTGTTACACGACGGAAACACCACACGCTGAAGGGCTGCTGGTCGTGGAAGACGTAAAGGGGTTTAAGACGCCGGTTTATCGTCTCAAGAAAAAACTGATGCTGGCGGTTCACGGGATTATTGTGGTGGAGATATGAACGTCGTGAGCATAGATAAGGCGACCGCTGACCGCTTCGTTTCCGCGAAACATTATAGCCGCCGCCCGTCTATATTTTGGGCCGGGTTCGGGCTGGTCGTTGACGGTAAGATTGAGGGCGTCGCTGTTTATGGCCAGCCTTCGCCGCCTATCCAGCGCCACGCTTTCCGCGACCGCGATTTCCGGCTTTACGAACTGGCCCGCGTCGTGGTCCAGACTGATGCAAAAAACGCGGCAAGCCTTTTAGTCGGTCGATCCTTGCAAATGTTGCCTGCGCCTTGCGCTGTTGTGTCTTACGCGGACAGCGAGTGGGGTCACGCCGGGATTATCTATCAAGCGACAAACTGGACCTATACCGGCTCGGTAATGAGCCATGACCATCTTTACATTGTGGATGGCGTCAGGACGCATCCTATGACGTTGCGGGATCGTGGCATCACAGACCCGAAGCGATGGGCGCGTGACAACGATATAGCCACCGTGAAGCCCAGCCCGAAGCATCGTTATTTCTTTGCGGTTGGCGACAAACGGCAGCGCAAGTCCATGATGGCGCGATTGGCCTATCCGATAGTTAAAGACTACC